TCAACGACGCCCGCGAGGAGTGGTCATGATCGGCCGCTACGCCGGCGTCGCAGACAGGATCGCAATGGCTAAGGCCGTCGCCGATGTCTGCCTCCGCGACCATCCAGGACCCGAGCATCTCATCGAAGAACCCATAGCTGACAGCGAAGCCGCAGTCCTGTACATCTACTGGGGCGACCAGGACCTCATGACTGTCCATGTGGGTCGCGCCGGAGTCACCATGTACGCCGGCCGGTCAATCGTGGACATGCCGTACCAATGCGACGCGCACCCCGCGGACGTAGCCAACCAACTCCTTGGTACAATGATGAAAGGAACACTCTGATGACAGACCGGATCGAGCACGCGAAGATCGTCGCCCAGTCCTCGCTGATCCCCGCCGAGTACCGGGGTAAGCCCGCCGACATTGTGTGGGCGATGGACATCGGCGACGCCTTGGGCGTCCCGTACACGCAGGTGATGCAGTCGATGGTCGTGGCCCGCGGCAAGATGACGATGTCTGCGGACCTGATGGGCGCTGTCGTCAGGCGGGCCGGCCACAAGCTGCGCCTACGCGAGGACGGGGACTCCGTGACCGCGACCCTGATCCGCGCCGACGACCCCGACTACGAGTTCACGGTCACCTGGAACAAGAGCAAGGCGCAGGCTGCCGGCCTGTGGGGCAGCCGCGGCCCGTGGCAGCAGTACCCGCGGCAGATGCTCCGCGCCCGCGCCATCACCGAGGTGTGCCGTCAGGGCGCGTCAGACGCCCTCGCAGGCACCGTCTACACGCCCGAGGAGCTGGAGTCCACGCCCGCACCGCACGCCCCGCAGAAGGCCGCGCAGGACCGCACGCAGCGGGACATGACCCGCACCATCCTCATGGACTACTGCCGCGAGACCGGCCGGGACGTCAACGAAGTGTGGCAGCAGGCTCAGATGGCCGGCGCCGACATGGACGACCCGGACTCTCTGTCTGCCGTCATCGACAAGTGGGAGTCCGGAATCGACCCGGAACCGCAGGGGGAACAGTGAAACTCCGAACCGTCACCCCGATCGGAGTGCAGCGGCGGGTCCTGTCCCTCATGTGGATCGGCCACTCCGAGCAGCGGATCGCCGACATGGCCGGCGTGAAACTGAAGACGACACAAAAGGGCCGCGCAGGCGAGTACATCCCCGAAGAGGACAGACTCCTCATCGCGTGCGCCTGGTCTCGCAACCAATGCAATCCCGCCCCCGTGAACCACGAGTCGCGGGCCGCCCACAAGGCCGCAGTTGACGCCGGCGCGCACTCTCCACTAGCATGGGACGAAGACGACATCGACAGCTACCACGCAGAGCCGCACGACCTGACGAGGGGCCGGGACCGGTCCCCATGGAACAGAAGGGAACACTCATGAAGGTCACCATCCAGAAGACAATGAACGTGCAAGACCCGACCCGGGCGCACGACACGGACGCCGGCCTGGACCTGCACGTCCCCGAAGGGCAGGGCTGCCTCGTCCGCCCGGGCGCCGTGTACTCGATCAACCTCGGCGTCCGGGTCGCTATCCCGGACGGCTACTTCGGGCAGCTGGCCCTTCGGTCCTCCGCCGGGACGAAAGGGCTGACGATCCCCCACGGCGCGGGGATCATTGACTCCGGGTACCGCGGCGACCTGAAGGTCAGGATCGCTGCCCTCGCCGATCCGGTCCCTGTTAGCGCCGGGGAGCGGATCTGCCAGCTGATCATCCTGCCGCTGCCGGACGTCGACGTGGAGGTCGGCAGCGTGGACGACAACACCGACCGCGGCGAGGGCGGTTTCGGATCCACCGGCACCGGTGCCACAATCCGCGACTACGCCACCCAGGAAGCCGGCACCCTCACCATCGGCCGCCTCATGGGACAGTTGCAGGACGCCGCTTTCCGGTACGGAAACGACACCCCTGTCGCCGTGGTCGCCGGCGGCGGCATCGGCTACGAACAGGGAGACGGTCTGCTCGTTGTCAGAACGGTCAAGACCGGTCGCACCGGCGGCTGGGACCAGTACCGCGCAGACCTCAACGGCACCCCCATGGCGGTGATCTCATGAACGACAATGTGAACCACCCCGCCCACTACACGCGGTGGCCCGTCGAGGTCATTACCTTGTCCGAAAGGGAGTCATTCCCGATCGGCAACATCCTGAAGTACGCGCTCCGCGCCGGCGCCAAAGCCAGCATCTCGTACGAGGAGGACATGGCGAAAGCCCGCTGGTACGCGCGCAGGCACATCGACAACATCGCCGCCTGCGGCCCCGGACCCGGGGCCGGCCTCGACTCCCTGCAGGCGCACTTCACTGACGCGGAGGCCTACCTCGCTGCCCGACAGGAAGACACCACCGAGATGTGCGAGCACCTGCGAGGCCAGCTGGCCGCCGTCTATGACCAGGTCGAGAGGGAGTTGCTCGAAGCGTGGGACGCAACCTGAGATCCGCGAAAGCCGCCGGCAGCCGGTTCGAACGGCTCATCGCAGACCACCTCAACGACCGGCTGTACGACCTCCACGTCGACCGGCAAGTCAAGACCGGGGCCCACGACTCCGGAGACATCGCCGGAGTCCACATCGCCGGCAGACGCGTCGCCGTCGAATGCAAGAACGTCACCCGAATGGACCTGCCGAAGTGGACGCGGGAGGCGCATACCGAAGCCGGCAACATCGGAGCCGCCGCCGGCATAGTCATCCACAAAAGACACGGCAATGGCAAACCCGAAGACCAGTGGGTAACCATGACCGTCACCGACCTTGTCACCATCATCAACTTGCTCAACGGAAGGAGCATCAATGACCGCTGAGATCGCCGTTACAGGAACGCTCACTAAGGACCCGGAGGTCAGGTACGCACAGTCCGGCACTCCCATGCTGAAGCTCGCCCTCGCCGCCACCAGGCGAACCCAGAATCGGGACACGAAGCAGTGGGAAGACGACGGGGACCCGCTGTACATCGACGTCACATTCTTCGGCGACCGGGAGAACTACCTCGGCGACATCCTCCACAAGGGTGACCGGGTGTCCGTGACCGGCACGCTCATCCGCCGTGACTGGCAGCACGACAACAAGTCCGGTGTCGCCCTCGAGGTCCGATTCCCGAAGCTCCTCGGCTACATCAAGAAGGCCGACAAGGCCGGCGGCGTGCAGGCGCTCGCACCGACCATGTCGAACACGTTCAACACGCCGTTCTGACAGGCGATACGCGCGGGGGGGGAAACCAGCCGGGAGTACCCCCCGCGCGTCCCACTGCACGCAGACGCTCATAAAACAGAAGGTAGAAACCAATGACTTCATTCGAAATCATGATCGCATCCCAGCCGTCCTGCCAACAGTGTCGCTCCTCCAAGCGGTACCTCACCAAGAACAACACTCCTTACCTGGAGACGAAGTACAAGAACGACAACACCGCGCAGGCAATCGCTGCCGCCAACAGCTACACTGCCGCGCCCGTCTGCTATGTGGTCGACAAGCGCACCGGTGACACGCTCGACCACTGGGGCGGGTTCAACATGTTCAAGCTCCGCCAGTGGGTGAGCAACTACAAGGAAGAAGTCAGCAAGTGACACCTTTGGACGAGGCGATCCTCGAGAACGATGCCCTTCCACAGCATCAGCGGCGCACCAACCAGGCCATCGCCGACGAGTACGGCACCTCGGAGGCCGCTGTCAGGCGGCACAGGAAGGCACTGAAGCGGCGCAGTGAGATGAGCAAGGGCGGTGTAGACGAGTACTTCGGAGTGCCCGTCGAGGCCATCTCGGCCCGCGGGAAGACAGTGCGTCTGGCTGACGGGTCGTACGAGAAGATCACGTACAAGCCGGGCGTTATCGAGCGCGGCGAGGTGCAGGCGAAGCGGTTCGAGGACCTGGCTCCGATCTTCGCGGAGCCCGTCTCGCCGGCCCCTGACGTGAAGTCCCAGTCGACGGTCGTGGTCGTGGTGTCCGACCTGCAGATCGGGAAGACCGACCGGGGAGGCGGCACCGAGGAGACCATCCGCCGGGTCCGCGCCGCCACCGCCCGGATCGCCGACCATGTGGCCGGCCGGTACCGGAAGGTCATCCTCGTGGACTGCGGCGACTCAACCGAAGGGTTCAGCAACACGGCCAGCCAGGCGCAGACCAACGACCTGCCGCTCACCTACCAGATCAGGACGGCGCAGGCGCTGCTCGCCGACACACTCCGGGTTCTGGCGCCGGCCGCGCCGGAGGTCACCTATGTGGCGGTCCCGTCGAACCACTGCCAGGTCCGCGTAGGGATCGGCCGCAGCAACCGGGCGTCGTTCCCCGGGGATGACTACGGGCTGCTGATCGCCGACAACATCCAGCAGATCGTTGCTGGCCGTCCCGGCTACGAGCACGTCCAGTTCGAGACGCCGGAACGGCGACTGGAGTCGCTGACCGTGCGTGCCGCCGACGGGACGGTCATGGGGGTCACTCACGGTCACGCAGCCGGCAGCAAGAACCATGTCGCGGACTGGTTCCGCGGGCAGGCGTTCGGCTGCGTGGCGGGCATGCAAAACGCCAGGGTGCTGTTGCACGGCCACTGGCACTCATTCTCCGTGCAGACGGTCGGAGACAGCCGACAGATCATCTGCGCCCCGACCATCGACCCCGGCAGCGCCTGGTTTCAGAACGCCAGCGGGGATTCGTCCCGGCCGGCCCTGCTGACGTTTGAGCTGAGCGGGGGAACCTCGTCCGGCTGGCGCCTCTGGCCCTGACTTCCGTCACGACCGCATGTCGTTAACCGCCTGCGTGGCCGAGACGTTCTCGACGTGTGGTCCTACAGCATTCCGAACTCCGGCCCTCCCGCCCCCGCCCTGGCGCCCGGGAAGGCCGGAGTTCCCCCACTTCGGCGGCCGCGTGACCGACCTCACGGCCAGGCGGCCTTGACGTCTACGCCGCACACCAGAAACATCACCCACGTCCAACACGTTGACCAACAGAAAGGAAACGGACATGAACACCGACACCACCTCCCCCCTGCAGGCCGCCCAGCTGGACGCCACCCCCCGCACTGACGCGGCAGGCAACCCCCTCACCCGGTGGACCCTCACCCTCGGCGACCAGCAGGTCTTCCAGGACGTCGACCAGCGGGGCCTCCCCTACGACGGCTCCCCCAGCGGCGACCTGCACAGCGACCTCTGCGCCTGGCTGACCGTCATGGGACGCCTCGACACAGACGCACTCAACACCCTCTGACCACCCAAAGGCTCCGGGGGCATCTGCCCCCGGAGCCGCCAAAGGACCCCCCATGAACGCCGCAACAATCGCCCGCATCGCCGCCTGGAACGTCATCGCCGACCAGGAACTGCCCGCCAGCACCAAGGTCGTCATCGAAGACGGATGGGTCACCATCCAAGCCCGAGCCCGCCAGGCCGCCCACGTCCCCTACGGCCCCTCAGACACGCTCGACAGCCTCTACAACACCCTCAAGGAGGCCGCCCAGGCAACCACCAAGGGCAGCGACCGCTAGGCCATCAGAAGGCCTCCTACGACCCCGGAAAAGGAACCCCGAAATGATGCACCCCCACCAGCCGGCCAAACCCACCCCCATCGAGGACGTCTCCGCCGGCAGCCTCATCATCCGCGAAGGAGCCACCTGGAGGGTCGAAGCCAACACCCCGACCCCCGGCCGGCCCGCCTACCGCACACTCACCCTCCGAGGCGGCCGCGCAGGCACCCAGAAAGGGGCCTACACCACCGCCCCCGTCGGATCCATCATCATCGTCCGCACCGCCTGAAAGGAGACGAAGCATTGAACGCCGCACTACCGGCCGTAGCCCGCCAAGCAGCCCTCATGCTCACCCGCGGACTTGAACAACTGGACGCCACCAACCGAAAGGAACACCTCTAATGCGTCACGCAGCCCCCACCACCACCGACCGCAAGCTCAACCGAGCCGGCCAGCTCATCTTCGCCGGCATCGCCTACACCGTCGCCGGCCTCGCCGCCGGCCTCACCGTCCTCGGCTCCACCCTCGCCATCTGGGGCCTCTGGCAGTGGCTGGGGGTGAACTGAATGACCCCCGCCGGAGTTATCAGCGAAGCCCTCACCATCCTCGACGCATGCGGCCTCGACTGCACCCAGCTGAAGGTAGCGACCGGCCTCCACGAAGCGACCATCCGCAGAGGCCGGCGCCCGTCAGGAACCCGAGTGACCCTCACCCGCCGAGGCGTCACCTGGTACGTGGCAGCCGCCGGCGTCCGCTGGAAAGGGACCAGCCGACACGCCGCAGCCACCCAGATAGCCCACATCATCGAGGTCGGCTGGCGGTGACGGCGGCTTAGGCGGCTGCTCTGACGGCGCCATCATCTCCACCAGACCAACACCCCACCTCAGCAAAGCCGCCGCGTACTCCTCCAGTCGGAACGTGCGGACGCGGAGACGGTGCGCCTCCTCCTCAGCGAGGTCGCGCGCCGTCTCCGCTTTTTCACGTCCTTCCTCCAGGAGCTGCACCCTACGAGTCAACGCCTTCGTGACCGCCTCCAACGCTTCAACGCGTCGGTCTGCGGTCCGGTCAGCCCTCGCGAACAACCACCCCACCCACGAGGCGACACCGGCCAAGGCGGCGCCGATCAGCTCCGCCGGGAGCGGAGGGAACGAAATCTCATGCATAGGCTCAGTGTCCCACCGGGCGCCTGTGGCGACAGTCACGCAAGAGGCGAATACAACATCGGGCAGATACGCTTCCCGCCACCATTCGGCACGACGTTCGTGACCACGGTCTTGTTCGGCCACACCTCAACTGTCGACCCGTCCGACGTGCCGTCGGTCTTCAGCAGCGGATAGCAGACGCGCTGAGGTTTCCGGTCGCCGAGCACCTGCGCCGGGATCGTAGCCAGTCGCTTCTGCCCGACTGCAGGGACCGTCACCGTCCCCCACTCCGAACGAGGGCCCACACAAAGAGCGTTCCCTTCCAGAGCAGCAATGAACGTGTCACCGGGGGTGGCATCACCCGAGAACACCACCCACTGGGGCGGCGTCGGCAGCGGAGCGGAACCACCACCAGACGGCGCAGCCGCGCCAGCACGCCCCAACACGGGCAGCGCGGCAACAACCTCGTTCCACGCCTTCATCGCCTCAGGATGGGTGGCACGCACGTCATACCCGTTGTAGTCCCCGACGTTCCACAGCCCCAGGCCCGCCAGGCCGGACGCGGCAACACACGGCACCAACGCCCGGAACTTCTCCGCTCTGACAGCATCCGTCGTGTTGTCAGAGTTGAAGCCGCACTCCTCCATGAGCGCGATCTTCCCCCCGGACTGGGCGACGTCCACGAACTTGGAGATGCCAGACTTCAGCTTCGCCGGCCCGTCATACCCGTGGAACGTCAGGGCGTCCACCCACGGCACGCCAGCGAGTCGGTCCACCGCATCGCCGTACGCACCCCGGTCAGGCCCATCAGAGTTCAAGTGATTGAACCCGCCGGCAGTGATAGGGCCGTCGTAGTCCAACTTCCGGACCGCGATCGCTTGCTGCCGGAGCGCCCACAGGTACTGGTCGGCCGACTTCGCTTGCTGGATCGGATTGTTGTCACCCCACAGGATGTCCGGCTCGCCCGACAAAGCCACAGCGGCCACCTCAGGGGCGTGCGCGTAGTCGTAGCCGGCGCCCGGGAACTGACGCCCAAGGATCTGCGCCATAGGCGACAGCCAAGCCGGCCACTCCAGGAAGTACGGGTTCGTCTTCTCCTTAATGAGGAGGTTCCGGTAGTAGGAGAAGTCAACGACGATACGGAACCCGGCGTCTACGGCGGCGCGCACCTTGTTGTCCATTTCGCCGAGCTTGTCCCCGCCGTTAGCGGCCGCCTGGGCGGTCGACTCCTCGAAGATGTTCGTCAGCCGCATGTGCGTCCCGCCGAGCGCGGCAGCCTGCCGGGCCCACCTGGCGCCGTCCGGCGCCCCGTATGCGGAAACCTGCACACTGCCGCACAGTGCCTCGGTGCGCACGCGACGACTCTCTGATGGCTCCAACGTAGCCATGACCCCTCCTAGTAGTGACGAGACCTGCCCCTCGATTGTTTCACAGGAGGGGCAGGTAACAGCCCGTCTGTCAGTCTGTGGCGCCGAGCGAGAACACGCGGAAGCGCGTGCCAGGGTAGACGCCGCCGTCGAAATGCCAGTACGGGTCCGTGCCGTACGAGCCGGTCGTCGTGTACGCGGCCGTGTGTGTGCCCGCGTCGGCCTCCATCTTCCAGGAGAGATGGTGCGTCATGAAGGTCCTGTTGTACTGCAGCTCGGTCTGCCACTGGTTGACGTTGTCCAGCAGGAAGCCGAAGTAGTAGGACCCGCTAGCCTTGTTCTTCTCCTCCTCTGAGTTGAAGTCGGAGTGCACGATCGACACACACACGTCCAGGCTGAACTCGAGGAGACTACGGACGGGCAGCTGGAACGTGGACTGCCCCCACCGGCGCGTCGTGTGGTCCGACGTGGGGCGCCCCCGGCCGTCTGACTTGTCCCAATGGTCGACGAGCACACCCGAGTAGCCGGACACGGGAACGATGTTGTAGTCCGCGCCGGTCTTGGAACCGTTCGCCGAGTACAGGACGCCGCCGATCAGGAACATCGCCGGCGACGCGGACGTCACCACGCCGGCCGGCGCCTGCGCAAGACGAGCCCGCGCCTCCTGCATCGACGCGACACGGATGAACGTGCCAACGGAGTCACTGAACCGGCCCCACGCACCGAGCAGATCCGAGTACGCGGTCGGAACGACCGCCCCATCCCATCTAGTGTCAGCCATCCTTCGGTCCTTTCAGTTCGAAATGTACATCGCCGACAGGCGCATGTTGTTGAGTTCGAGCCAGCCGTTCTCAGACCCCATGTCGGGTGTGCGGATCGCGAAATGCCAGTACAGGCGGACGTTCGTGCGCAACTGCATAAGCCCGGCAGCCGACACTTTCACGCCCCTCACGCCCGGCTCCAAGGGGACGGAGTTCCCGACAGCCAGATCCCAGTTACCCGCAGGGTTCAGCTCCACGAGCAGCGTCGTCCAGAGCGACGAGTAGTGACTCGACGCGGTCACCTGGATAGTGACCCAGTACAGGCCGCTGTACACCGCCTGCGGGATGTTGTTCTTCCCGATACGGAAGTCTTGGGCGTCGTACTCGAACCATTCGGTGTCGTTCTGCAGCTTCCCTGGCCACCACTCCCAGTAGTTCCGCTGCAGGATGCGCTGCTGGTTCGTTGTCCCAATGAAGTGCGGCGGCATGACCAACGACTTAAGCGGGCGCTGATACTCCAGCTGGTTGGTGCCGGCCGCATACATCTGTCCGTTAGTGAAACGGAACCACGAGTTCGTCCCTTTGTCGTCCGGCTGCGACTGGCGGAACAGCAGGGAGTTGCCTTTCAGGCGGATCGACGACGTGTCATACGCCGTCCGATACCAAAGCTTCAGGTTCTTGAAGGACACGTTCGTTGGCGAGTACAGCGGGAAAACGCGCAGGTAGTAGCGTCGCGTTCCCGCGTCGCCTTTCTTCCAGTTCGCGATACTGATCGTCTGCCATCCGTCCAAGGTGCGGTTGCGGGACAACTCGATGCCATCGCGCAGCAGGACGATCTCCATCTCAGACGTCCCCGCCGTGTCAGCGCACCAGAAATCCAGGGTCGCATCAAACACATCACCGTCAGGGAGGTCCACGTACGTCTCCCAGCAGGCGTTGTACGTGAAGTCCAGGCGCGACGTGTACTTGCCGGTCATCTCCGTATCCGACGCAGACGTAATCGTGCACACCCCATCGGCGTCAGAGCCGCCGTACCGGTTCGCCCACACGCGCGTCATAGGGATCGCCTGGGAGTTCCAGTCGCCTTCATCCGCGTCGACCGCCTTATACGGCAACCCTTTCTTGTTGAGTGACTCAGCAGACTCGGAGTACGCGTACATGGACGACCCGACGATCTTGGACCCGAAGATGTTGTTGCCCTTCAGATTGCCGATCACCGCATCGCCGGTGATGGTCGCCTTCCCCGCGGTCAGCATCTCCGTGGTCACCGACCCGAACGCACTGACCTTCGCCCACAGCTCCTTGCTGGCGTAGATCGCGTCAGACGTCACACTGCCCGGGGCGAGCATGGTCGCACCCACCTTCTGACACAAGACGATCGCGGCAACCTCAGCCTTGGTGCCCTTGCCCGCGCACACCTGGCAGACGCCGCCCGCCACCGAGCTGGCAGGAGACCAATCCACGTCCTCCGTGTGCCACCCAGTATCCTTGTACGGAAACGCGGGGAGTGACGTCCCACCGACCTTCAACTGCAAGCCACCAGCAGACCCCTGCAAGTAGCGGTACGTAAGCCGCAAGACCCACACCTTCCCGGCAGGGACCTTGAACTGCTGATTCAGCTGCGCCTCCGACGTGCTGCCGCCTACCAGGCGAGCCCCCGACGACCTCCCGCCAGGCGCGTCCTTAACGTCCGACACGAACGCGACACTGCCGCCAGCCGGAACGGACGGAGCCCACACCCCCGACGGGGATCCAGTGAACCCCGGGTCGCGCAGCATGTTCTCCGGGTCGACCGTCACGGAGTTCGCGGACAGCTTCCCGATGAACGCCTCATCCGATGCGAGCTGGTCGATCACAGCCCGGGGGATCTTCGCCCCCCCGGTCACCAGGAGCTTACTGACGGACAGGCCCCCGATCTTCGCGTCCGTGATCGCCGCGTCAGCGATCTGAGCGGACCCGATCGCCGCGTTCCCGATCTTCGCGGACGTGATCGTCGCGTCCTTGATGACGGAACCGTCAACCGGCATGAGCGACCACTTCACGCCATCCCATGTGTACTGGGACGTAAGGACGCCCTGGCCGTCCTGCACGAACCACACGGCGCCTTTCGGCTTCCCTTGCCCGTCAGCCGAGACCGGCACGGACGGCGACACCGTCACCTGGCCGGCCAGTGTGGACGCCTTGCTCGAGGCAGCGTCGGCGGCCTGACGAGCCCCAAGCGCATCAGCGGTGGCTTTCGAGGCAGCATCCTTCGCAGCTACCGCGTCCTTCGTAGCCTGATCCGCCTTCAACTTCGCCGCCACCAGGTCCGCGGAGTTCGCGGACACGGTCGCCTGCAGCGACTTGTAGGACGCCTGTGCTGCAGCCGCATCCGACGCCGCCTTCTTCGCTGCAGCGTCAGCGGACTCCGCCGTCGACTTCACGGCCGCGGCGTTCGCGTCAGCTTTCTCAGCCAAGGTCTGCGCCTTCGCCGCCTTCTGGGCGGCATCCGCAACAGACGCCTGGGCCTGGTGGGCGGCCGTCTGCGCCTGCCGGGCGAGCGTTCCAGCAGCGTCCGCGGCCTGCTTCGCCTCAGTCGCCGCCGCCAGGGCGGCAGCGTTATCGCCGGACTTCTTCACCGCGTCCAGGGCCGCCTGCGCCTTGTTCTGCGCGTCCGTCGCCTTGGCGTCAGCGCCAGCGACCGCAGCCCTCGCCTCATCGGCGGCCTTCTGGGCGGCAGTGATCTTGCCGTCCAGGCCGGACGCCTGCCCCTCCACCGTTGTCGCTTTCTGCATGGCGGCATCCGCACTGGCTTTCGCATCCAGGGCGGCTTTCTGGGCGGCGGCGGCGTCCTTCGCAGCCACGTCCGCGCGCCCCTTGATCTCCTCTGCGGCCTTCTGCGCCTTCACAGCGTCAGACATGGCGCCGGCGATCTCCCGGCCGGCCGGCCCGAGACGTTCTACTTGGGTTCGCTCGTCGCCAGGCTCATCCTGGCCGTCACTGATCGACAGGAGCGTCCCATCCGAGTGCATCCTGACGGTGACCATCGCCCCCTTCCACGTGTACAGGCCGGGCGTCTCCCCGGTCACGTACGTGTCAGGCTCGTTGTACGGCATCCCGACACGAACCCACCCCGCAGGCAGTGTGGGGTCCGTGTCGGGCGTATCAACCACCTGTCCCTTCACCCAGCGGGTGATGGAGTCGGAGGCGGCGTGACTCTTCCGAGCGTCCTGCATATCCAAGAACAAGGACCCGGCCGAGCTGAAGTCAGATGCGGTCATGCACCACAGTGTACCGTCTCACCAGCTGCGCAGCTCCGCGCCAGTCAGCGTCATCGGCTGCGACGGATCCATCAGGTCCAAAGAGAAAGACGTCACAGACACGACGCACCACTTCCCCCGCTTGTACTCCACGGCGATCACGTCACCGACCTCGATGCGCGGGTCGGCGACCAGCTGGACGCGCCACGACTTCGCCCGGTCCATACCGAACTTCGCCCACCTGTTGGCCTCCTCGACAACCTTGTCCCAAGACTTCTGCGATGACAGGTCAGTGGTCTTCGACACCCACCCATACCAGGACGGATGGTAGTAGCCGTACGCTTGATTCATCTTCACGTAGAAGTTGAAGTCGTAGTCAGACTTCCAGCCGTTCTCCGTGCGCGTCCAGTGCGGGTTCAGCTGCCTGGACCACGACCAGCGCGCCGCATCCTTCTGGTAGGTGGGGGTCGCGTTCTCCGCCCACACACGTTCCTTGTTCAGGTAGAGGTTGTCGATCGCCATCTCAACCTCAGTCTTGTTCTTCTCGTCGTCCTTCACAGCAGACTCATACGAGTCCCCCTTGTGGACGGTGTACTGGCGGGACCCGTCCCCCTTCGCCACGACGGAGTACCAGTTCGGGATGCGCCCCGACGGCGACTGGACAGGGGCCGCCCCGATCACCATGTGCGACTCCTGCGAGTACGTCTCCGCGGGCGCCGAGGACGGCGTCGGCAGCGGATACGCCTCGATCTCGCCGCGGTATGACATCCGCAGCCCACACCCCGCCTCCTTCGCGATCATCGACATCGACACGAGCAGATCCGTGGGCAGCTGCAGGTAGGGGCTGATCTGGTAGTCGCGGCGCGAGTCCGGGACACGGACCGCCGTCATGCCTTGGTTCGGGTTCAGGCGGTTCATCTCCGTGATCAGCGTGCCCCCGGGGTGCGGAGAGTGCGGCCATGACAGAGGGTTCTCCTCCAAGTCGAGCAGCAGATCCTTCCCTTGCACGGGGGTCGACTCCGGCGACTGCGACGTCTCCGTGATGCGGAACCGCCCGAAGGGGATCTCATACTTGCCGCCGTGCTCGAACTCGCAGATCACGGACGGGCACATCATCTGCCCATAGTTGGAGTAGAAGTCCCCCTCATGCTGCGGGGCGTAGTCGTCAGGGGCACCCACACGCAGGGACGCCGGCGCAGAGGCGGACGTGCCATCCACTTTCAGCTCCCCCCAATCCAGAGAGCAGGACGTCATCGGGATGTTCTTGAACAGCCTGGGACCGTAGCGGATGTCCATCCGTGCGGACCAGCGGCCCGCATCATTCATCTCGGGGATGCTCGGGCCGGGCCTCACTTCCGGTCCTCCTGTCCCGCGAGCAGCACGCACACGTCATGGTATGTGCGGGTCTGCAGGGTGGAGCTCTGCTGCGCGTCCATGTCCGCCATCGTCAGCTCCCCGAACTCCACCAACGGCACATTCGCGCCGTCGAGCAGGATGTACGGGGTGATCCACGGCTTCCCGTCCGGGACGGTTACGTCGTCCTGGATCAGTACCCACCCGTTGTCGTCCGGGAGGGACTTTGTGACACTGGCGGCGTCGTACACGAAGGCTCTGTTCATCGAAGCATCACCGAACCCGTCCGAACACCACAAGCCCACACTGACGTTCGACAGTCCATACTTGTCCTGGGTGATCCGCCGGGCGTACACGGACAAGTGAATGCGGTGCCCCGGCTGCGACTGCCGGAAGCTCCGCGTACCGGCGGTCGGCGTCACATTGCGCACGCCACCGCCACGGGTCGGCCTCCCATGCGGCGACCAGTTATCAGACCGTTCCCCACCGATCGCCTTGTCGTCCTCCGGACGGTCAGGGCCACCCCACAGGTACGTGAGGTGCTGCTGAACCTTGCCGTCGTGGACATCCTTCTCGAATTGCAGCCATTCCCCCCACGTCACGCACGGGGAGAACGTCCCCAAACTGACGCCCGCCTTCGCGTAGGTGGCGCCATACGTCCATCCGGCATGCTCTGCGTCCGTGTAGATCTTCCGTTTCGACCGTTCCGTCACGGACAGCTGCCACTCCACAGTCCCACGAGCCCGCGCCTCAGTCTGCTCGCCGGTAGCCTTCGATACGGCGACTACACGGATCGGCTCGATCGTGCACCCGGGGATACGGCACCTCTCCGTGTCGTGGGCGACAATCAGGTATCCGGCCATCTCCACGAGGTCACGAAGCGTCCGGAAGTCATCCAAGGTCTTCGTGCGGCACTCGATCGTTGTCGCCCGCGGCGAAGGGGTCGCACTCCAACGGTCTACAACACCGGTCGAAGCGGTGACCGTGGACAGGCCGCCCTCGTACGTGTACGACGTGGACGGCATCAAGTCGACGCGGGCGCGCACGTGCCCCGACCAGTCAGAGATGATGTCCGACCCCGTGGAACGGCGGGTGAACGTCACCGGGGGCAGGCCGGCCTGCGTGTACGTGGTTGGAATGCCGATCGGGGCGAGCGGGTCAGACACCGCGGACCGGTCCTGCGGATGCCAGATCAACACCCGGTCATTGTCGGACGTGACGTACACCGGGTAGGAGGCGTACCCTTCCGGCGACGGCTCCGGGACGACACTCAAGAGCCCCGTATGCGTCGCCGTGAACCCGGCCATCCACTGGTCTGCCATGTCATCTCCTGCTCATGCGGTAGGCGGTCACCACTCGCTGGTCGGCGACAGTCCTCATTCTAGACGTCAGTGTGGTCTGCCCGTCGATAGTCAGCTCCAGGTTCATGCCGTCCATCGCGCGGCGGAGTGTCTTCACGGAAACCCCGCCGACCCCACCTGTAGACGGCGAGACAGCGCCAGCGGCGCCCCCGTCGGCGAAGCGAGTCGCCTCCATGTAGCGCTTGATGTCACCGTCACGTATCAGCTTCCGCAGCCGGTACACGGCATCCTGGCCGCCGGCAGCCGCCACCTCGGCTGCCGTCAAGACGTGCTCCCCATTGGACAGCCACGCCGGGATCCAATCGTCTTTCGGGCCGCCAGGACCGTGGACGGCGCCTGCGTTCGCATACCCCTTGATCGGGGTGATCGGTCCGCCCTCAGCGCGCAACCAGGAACCTTTCGGCACGTGGTCACCAATCCAGTGGCCGACGGACGTGAAGATCTGCTTGATCCTGGTGGTAATGCTGATCTCCTTGTCGTGCAGCTGGTCGATGTTGTACTTGACCGTGCGCACCTTCCCGGACGCCTGGTCATTGCCGGAGATCGTCACGGTGCCCGTGGTCTCGTCGATCTCCGTGTGAATGGAGTCCTTCTCCCATCGTGCCCCAGTGGCGTCACCGAGAATGGAGACGGTGCCGTCGCTGTTGTCAATGGTCTGGACGGTATTCTGCAGGCCCGCCAACCCCTTGTCATTATCTGCGTCGATGTCAATGACACCCGTCGTCCCATTCACAGAGTCGGCGGTGACCGTCAGAGTGTAGTCCGCCTGCGCGGCATCGCCGGAAATGCTGATCGTCCCCGTCATTCCGTTGATCTCCGCAGTCGCCCCGTCAGCGGCCTCAGTCGCCTGCGTCGTGTCGGCCGTGACCTCAGTGTTGATCTTGTCAGGGATCAGCCCGTACTTGTCGGCGAGCTCAACCGCCTCATCCTCAGTAAGCCCCATGGATTCCGCAGCTGAGATGAACGCCTCGCGCCCGGTCTCCATTTTGGACTGCAGTTCATCCTGCCCTGCGCCGGCCGCCTGCGCTGCCTGCACCTGCGCGAACGTCGCAGACGCCAGGTCGTTCAAGGCGCTCTGGTTCTTACGCCCCTTCTCTGTCGTGATGTCCAGCGTGGCGCCGTTCTCTTTGACGGCGTCATTCACGTTCTTCAGCGCCTCCTGGAACTTGATGTCCGCGTTGGAGTTTGCGATCACCGTATCACCGTAGGTCTTGATCCCCTTGATGACTTCCTCAATGGATGGGACGATCTGGTCGGTCCCCTCCTTGGCCTTGCGGATTGCAGCGTCCAGCTGGCTAGTACCGCCGGCGGCTTGCTGGGCGTTCGGGTCGATCTGGCCGAGAGCAATAGCGAGACGAGTGTTGTCGTCCGCGGTCAGTCCCATCTGCTTGGCGACCTCATTGAGGTGGGCCTTGAAGTCCGGCATCGAGTTGATCAGGTCGATCATCGACTTGTTCGTGCCGTTCGTCATCTCGGATGACAGCTTCTTGAACTGTGACACAGCCTCATCGGTCGACATTCCCGACAGCGCCTTGCCTGTCGTCTCGAGGGCGTCTTTCGTGCGCTGCAGGTCAGAGCGGGTGTCCGCCCCGAAAGCCCCCGCGATCCCGTCGGCGAATGACGCCAGGTGCTGCTGCACGGAGGACCACACGGACGGGCGGCTAATGTCCGCCAGAGCCTGCGAGTACTCCTGCAGGGAGTACTTCCCCTTGTCGAAATCCAAGTTGTTCATGACGGATCCGCCGTGCGCGAGCGCCGATGCCATCTCGTCTACGGACACGCCGGTGCGGCGCACCTCGTCACCGTAGTGCTTCACGCCTTCGATCAGGGCAGCGGTGATCATCATGCGCCCAGCCCTACCGAAGCCAGTCATGCCAGTGGCGACCTCACTCAACTTGCCCTTCAAGCCCGCCGCGGTCCAGTTCAGCGTGTTCATCGCGTCCTTGATCTCAACGATCTTCGGGGCCATCACCATGAGTCCGCCAACCGCCGTCAGCGCAGCCCCTCCGAACGCGGCGAAATTGAAGATCATCGATTGCGTCCCGCTGCCAAGCTCGCCGAGCTTGTCTACTAGGGAGGTGATGTGCTGGACGACAGAACGCACTGGGGCCTGAGAAGAGGAGCCGATCTTGATCATGGCGGTCTCCCAGGATCCGCCCAGCTTCTCGATGTCGCCCTTCAGGTTATCTTGCTTCAAACGGGCAGTCTCAGCGGCGTAGCCGGCATCGTCAACCTTGTCGATCCAGGCCTGGATGCCCTCGCCGCCCTCGTTATACAGCACGTTCGCGGCGCGGATAGCATCCGAGCCGAAGATGGTGCTCATCGCCGTGTTGCGTTCCTCTTCGCCGAGGTCCTTCATGCCGTTGCGCAGCTGCTCGGCGACGGCAGTGATCCCGATGAAGTGCCCCTGCGCATCGTAAATGTGGATGCCTAGGTCATCCATGGCGTTCTTCGCGCCCTTAGACGGATTCTCCAAGCGCTGGAGCATCGTCTTGAACGACGTGCCTGCGTCCTGACCGATCAGACCGGCAGACGCGAACGCAGCGATTGAACCCGTCGTCTCCTCGATACTCAGGCCGGCCTGAGAAGCTACAAGGCCGGACTGTTTCAGGGCGTACGCCATATCATGCACGCCCCCCTGCGCCTTACCGGCACCTGCAGCCAACAAGTCGGCGACGTGCGTGACTTTGTCGCCGGACAGGTTGAACTGGACCATAGCCGTAGCCGCGGTTTCCGCGGCCTCGGACACGCTGATCTCACCGGCGGCAGCCAGGTCCAGCGCCCCGCTCAGGCCTCCCGCGAGGATGTCCTTCGTGGAAACGCCCGCCTTGGCTAGCTCCTCGATACCAGAAGCAGCCTCAGTCGCAGAGAACGCCGTGTCGGCGCCGGCCTGAATGGCGGCCTCTCGCAACTGAGACATCTCCTCGGAGGAGGAGTGGGTGGCCGCCTGCACGGACGACATGGACGCGTCGAAGTTCGCAGCCATCGTGCCTGCCATCCCCGCCAAGCCGAGCAAGCCCGCACCCGCGCCGGCCACGGTCGTGCCGAGCGTTGTCCACGCGGCACCGTTCTGACGGGCCGAGTCAGCCAGCCCGGCAAGGCCGGTCTTGCCTTTGTCGGAGGCGTTCCCCATCTGGTCGCCGGCGCCCTGCGCGGCCTGGCCGGCGCCCTGCATCGCGTCCGCGGCGCTCTTCGTTGCCGCGGACGCCTCGGACATGCCAGCCTTCACGCCGGACGCATCCGCCGTCAGCTTCACTACGACTGTACGATCTGCCACCACGGCCCCTTCCGACGTTAACCGGCCTCCAGTCTACCTAGACCTCATCGCGCGTGTCCGCGACATAGACGAGCGCACCTTTCTTCGGCGGGTCGATCAGCTCACCATCGCGATTCCGTTCCGCATGCTCAGCCTCCCACTGCTCTCGGGCTGCTTTCGCGTAGCACACTTCCTGGCGGACCTCGAACCATCCGTCCATCATTTCGTCCCACGCAACGCCGCGCGGGTAGCCGCACCCGCACGGACACAGTGAATCCTCGAACATGGAGTACGCCTCAGCGAGGACATAGTCCTGTGGCACCCAATCCGACGACTCACGCAGGATACCTGTGGGCGGCCGCCCCCATCGCAGGGCGTGCTTCACGCGCGCCCGCAACCACTGTCCTGTCGGGGCGCTCAGGACTTCAACGAGAAAGGGGCCGTGATAGTCGGGCTCTCCGTGTCGACCATCCGCACGACGCGAGACAGCTTCTCCACCTGCTGCGGGGATGCTTTGTACAGGCCGGCGATGTCCTCGCCTGTCACACCGGTCGGCTCCACGATATGGGCGGCAAGGAAAGCGCACTCCATCTCATGGGTGACCGGGTCGTCCTTCGTCTTGTGCCCCAGGCGCTCCATGAGCTCCTTCTGCGCGTACACGGACATGGTCTGCACGACGAACTCGACGCCCGACTCTTTCAGAACCTCGAGCGTCTTCTGCGCCTCAGCGAGAAGCTTCCTCTTCTGCTCGTCCGTCAGCCCGGGCAGGCGGGCCTCCTCGTCGAGACGGTCGATCACAGCGAGCAGGTCCGTGCGTCCGTACAGCACGCAGGCTTTCCGGGTCGGCTGGAACCCGGCCATCCACTGGGCGAGGTCGAACTTCTCAGGCTCAGCCGCGTCGCCAGTGCGATCCTCAGCGGTCACCTCGGTGATCTGCGACGTGTCAGTCATGACTGTCCCTTCCGGCGGCGGTCAAGCGGTGTGGCGGAAATGGAAGGGGCCCGACCAGGAGAGACCGCCAACACTCCAGGCCGAGCCCCCGTAAGGGAAAGCCTATCAGGCTCCCACGGTGTAGGACTTCCCGGAGGAGGCGCCCTTGCTGTTGGTGACGATGAAGTTACCGGTCTGGACGCCAGCAGGCAGCACCGCGGTGATCATCGTGGACGACACAACCCGGTACGAAGCGACCGGAGCGGTCTTACCAGCGACCGTGCAGGTCACGCCAGTAACACCAACGAAGTTCGTACCAGAGATAGCGACCGTGTCGCCGGCCTTCTTGCCGGCAGGGTCGATCGAAGTGATCGTCGGAGCCGCCGCGGCGACACCGCCACCCAGAACGATCTCGTTCTCCCGGGCATCACTGATGAACAGCGTCACGGTGCGCTTCGTGTACGACGTCCTGTCGTCAGGCTTCTGCGGCTGGCCGTTAGCGACACGGTACCAGTCGACGTGGTCGCCGTCAGAGAACGGAACCTCAGGCTTCTTGCCCTCACGCTCGTACAGGTCATACTCAAGGCCGGTACGCTTCAGCAGGTCCCAGGCCTGCGAGTCGTCAGAGGTGACGTAGTTGCCGTCATCGTCGAAGAACTGGTAGACGGAAACGTTGCCCTCATACTCGGCGGGGCCCGGGACGGTTCCCTTACCGGCAGCGCCAAGGACAGGCTCCTCAACACTGGTGCTTCCCTTTGAGCCGAGCTTGTAGTCCGACTTCATGACCTGCATCTCCAGGTGCAGGCCGGCGTTCAGCTCGGCGGCGGTCGGGTTCTTCGGGTCAGCGGCCCGCTTGTCGTCGGCCAGCGCCACGAGGGTGATGCGCCCGTCACCGAGCGTACGGATGCTGGTAGCCATTTGCTCTCCTATCCATGCCGCCGCCGCGGTGACGGCGTACCAGTAGATGATGTCAGTGTATCTCAGTGGAACCGGTTGACCGCCCGGATCCGCCACATGTCCACCGCGTACATGGGGTGCTTCTTCTCCGGAAGGTTCACTTGGTTGTCGCGGAGCATGGCGGAGCAGTACTCCAAGACGAGAGGCTCGCAGTGCTGCCGGCCTACCTGCAGCTCGTAGCCCTCCAGGGCGGCGCGCACGTCGTCCAGGACCACGAGAAGCCGGTCCGCTGTGGAGGCGACCGTCGTAATGGGCTGCAGGAAACTGATCTCAGACACGGCATTGTCCAGGGTGGGTGCGTCCCCTAGGTTCGCTTTCGGGAAGCCGACCAGGGCGTACGGCATCGGCGGATTGTCGATCGTGACCTCGCCGAGATACACGGAGTACTTGCAGCGCTCCCGCAGGGCCCGCTCTACAGCTTTCACGAACGGAGACAGTTTGATCACGATAGCTTCCTTACGATCTCGTTCATGGTGTCCCCGATCTCGTTGACGACACTGTCGTCCATGTAGTCGGCCGGGTGTGGCAGGCCGCCGCCGCCGCGGGAGGTTCCCCAGATTGCGATGTTAGCGAGGGCGCCACGCGGCTTCGACGGCCCGAACTGAGCCTCCACTACAGCGCCGCTCCCCTTCGTGTCGTAGGAGAACTCCTGGCCGACCTTCGCGATCCCCTTGTCAGGGAATGCCGCGTAGTCTTTGCGGGCACGTTCCTTCGCGGTGTCCAACGCGTTCCGGACGGACACTTTGACTGCTTCGGTAGCTTCGCCGGCGGACAGGAAGTCGGCCGCCAGCGCTGTCAGCTGCGACGCGTCGACTTGGCTGCCGCTCATGCTGTCACCGCGTCCACGAGGAGCCGCTGCGCGGTCGCGTGCGTCAGGTTGATCAGGCCGCGCACGCGGAAGCCGCACCGGTAGCCTGTCACTGTGGCGACGTCGTCTATGCGGGCGTCGTAGGAGCCGTACGGGATGTGCAGCTCGGTCTGCTGCACCGTGTACGTGTGGCCCCCCACGGTCTGTGACGCCCCGTACATGGTGGCCTGCTTCAGCCGGCACTTCCCCTCGTAGACGCGCTCAAGCGTCGGCTCGTCGCGTTTCGTGTCGGGGTTCCAGTTCATGGAGCCGGTAGGCCGGTCAATGACGCACGTGTCGGTCATGAGCCAGTCCGCCCGCCGACGACGGGTCCGGAGGGCGCTCACGGCTGCACCCACTCGTCGAACGTGTACGGCGCCGCGTTCAGGGACGCGGGCGGCCATACTTCGCGCGTGGTGCGGAGAATGCCGACCCCGGACGGTCCCGAGGGGGCGTACGCGAGCAGAGCGCGACGCTCCGTCGCCGTCAGGAACAGGCCGGCCTCGTCGACTTTCTTGCCGGTCCCCATCCAATCGTCAAGACGTTCACCCGTCCAGCCTTCAGGGTTGTCGTACGCGCGAGCAGCGCACGACAGCACTATCTCCTGAACACCGGGCGGAACGGTCTCAGCCGTCCACGGATTGCGGATGCGGTCTGCCTCCTCGTTAACAAGGGAGGAGGCGCGGCGGAGCAGCCACCCCGCCCGCTTCTTGTCGGCATCGTCAGCTATAGGCTCACCGAGCCAGCCGGCGAGGTCCTCAACAGAAGCGAGCGGGGTAGCAGCCATCATGCGGTCCGATCAGGCCAGTCCGGCCGCGGTAGCGCGACGGGCGTCAAGGACAGCGGCACCGAAGTAAGCGTCCACGACGGAGCGGTCCTCGGCGTACGTCGGATCGTAGTCGCAGATGTGACGCAGAGCGAAACCGTCCTGGGCGACGCTGTCGCCGAACGTAGCACCGGCGGGGACGTCGGCGGCGCGAACAGCCAGAGCGAAAGCGTTCTTCTCGTAGAACACGGAGAACGCCTCGGGGAGTGCGGGCTCTTCAACGACAGCGAAGCCGCCAACCTTCGCGATGGTGGCGTCGCGCAGCAGACCGCCGTTGTCAGCGGAGAAGGACACGTTCAGGAGGTCCTTGTTCTTGCGGAACACTTCGGCGACGCCGGGGCCGACGGCAAGGGTCCGGTTGATGAACGGGACCTTGTTCTTGTTGAGGATCCGGTTGGCGCGGGCAACAACCTCGAGGAGGTTGCTGCCGTCAGCCTTGAACTTCAGCGCCTTCGCGTCGGTGTAGGCGATGCCGGCGGCGTTCGGGTCGGTGGCCTGCGAAGCCTGAACGGTCGCCATGACAGCGCCGAGCTTCGCGGGGATGAGGGAGGCGACGGCCTCGGCCTGAGGCTTGACGACCTCGCGCTCGAAGTCGGCGAGCGTCCAGGTCAGCCACTCGGAAGGCAGCCGGACCGCGGAGTAAAGCTCGTCCTCAAGCTTGACGGGGACGTACCGGCGGGTCAGGTCGCCGAACGTGATCGCGGTGCGGGCCTCACGCTGGGCGCTGCTGCGCGTGCCAGAGGCGGCCTCAACGGGCATAGCGACGTCAACGGTCGAGCCGTAGCCGCGCTCGTAGCCGGCCTCGGCGTCACGGTTGACGGTCAGGGCGATGCTGGACAGGTAGTGGAGGGAGGCGATGTCCGAGAGGACGACCTTCCTGCCGGTCGTTGCGAAGTTCGCCATTTGGTTTCTCCTTCAGTGCTCGTTCGGTCAGGCGAAGATCCTGCGGGCGCGAGCCTGCATGTCCTCTTCTGGCTCATCCGCGTCGGGCGGAAGAGACGGCTGGGCGGGGGGGGTCTTCTGGGTGGCAACAAGGGCGATGGCCTGGGCGAGCGCATCCACGTTGGATTCAATGTCGTCAGGGCTGCCGGCGGCGACGACCTCGGCAAGGGTGACGGGCAGGCCGGCGTTAGCGAGCGCAACGACAGCGGAAGCCTGCGCGGTTGCGGCGGCGAGCTTGGCCTGCAGGTCGGCGATGCGCGGGTCCTCCGGCTCGGGGGCTTCGGCCGGCCGGCCTTCAGGTGCGGGCGCCTCGTCAGCCTGGGCGGCCTCCTCGGTCGGCTTCGACTCAGCCTGGGCGGCCTCCTCGGTCGGCTTCGACTCGGCTGTGTCCTCGGCCGGCTTCGTCGGCGTGCCATCCGCGGGCTTGGCGCCCGGCTGAGGCTTCGCGTCCGGCTCGGTCTGAGCGGCAGGGGTGTCCTGCTTGGTTGCCGTGGCGCCCGGCTGAGGCTTCGCGTCCTCGTCGGCGTCACGAACGTTTCGGGGCTGGTCTGCCATTTCGTCTCCTGACGTAGTGTTGCGGATAGTTTAGCTCACCCGGTCCGACAGTAGACCATTGCCGGACCGGCGCATGCGGGCCAGGAGGTCGCTGAGGCCGCTGGCGCCGGCAGCTTTCTGCGAGGCCACGGCTTCATCGTACAGGTCCACGAGTTCCAGGTCGCGGTCGGACGCCTCCGTCGCTTTCCATTTCGCGTTCGGCACGTCGACAGGCTCGTACGTGCAGTCACAGTAGACGTGCGCCTGGAAAGCGGCCGTGTCTTTCGTGTACACAGGGCCGCGAGCCGCGAGCATGCAACAGAAAGCACATGTTCTCCCAACAGTCACGCGGCGGCAGCGGACGCGTTGCTTTCGGCAAGAGTAGATAACGTCCAGGCGGTCGCGGTCCCGCACAGACTTCATCGCTGTCGCGCCCACGCGACGGCGAGCGTCCGCGACCGCCGCAGAGCGGTCCATGCCGTTCCCCACGAGAGTCTTTACGCGAATCGGCCCGGACAGCATCAGCTGCCTGTCGAGAGAGGAGTCCATGAGGGCCGGCCTGGCGAACCCCATGCTGCGCCCGTGCTCGCGGCCCCAGGCGCTCAAATACCTGGAGGCTTCCCGGTCCACGCCCGACGAAACGCCCCGCAGGGCGGACGCCGTCTGGGACGCGAACGTCGCGGACGACGCGTCCAGGTTGTCCGGGTCGAGCACTACGTCGAACAGGTCGACTGCGGAGTTGCGGGCTTTGGTGGCGAGCGCGCCAACGGCGACACGGTGGTCGCCGATAAGGGTCACTCCTCCTCCAAAGCGGCGACCTTGCCGGGGTCGTCGGTGCCGGCGAGTGCCTGCGTGTATGAGGTGAGCGCGTCAGGATGAGCGTCCGCGTACTCGCGCCAGCCGGCCGCCTCGGACGGTGACACGCCGGGAATGCGGTCCCACAGCAGGGCCGCAGGCACCCCTAGCGTCTGCGACAGCTTCCCGAGAGCATCGGCGGCTTGTGACAGGGATCGGGCCTCAGTGTCCCGCCAGTCGACGGAGAGCGTGGTGTCCTCGGAGTCGTCGCGGCGCCCGTCCACGGCGGCGCACAGGCGGACGAGGTTGCACACAGGACGCCCGAAAGCGCGCGTGAGCGCTTGCAGGTGAGCGCGCTCGGCGGCCTTGGCTTCAGCGAGAGCGTCCGCGCTCAGGTTGACCAGCTGCGACCCTGACAGGGCCCAGGACGGCACCGACGCGAGCGCCGCCAGCGTCCCTAGGTCGGCTTTCTCGGCATCGAGCAGGGACTGCAGGTTCGTTTCGGGCAGCGACCCGAACTGCACGCCTTCACCTCCGGTCAGCACGTCGCCGTGCTCCAGGAGGGCTTTCTGCCGTTCCGCTTCCTCGGGGGAGCCAGGGTCGGCAAGGCCGGTCGCAGTACGGACACGCCACGAATTGTGATGCTGGACGAGGAGACGGTCGTGCACGGTCTTGATGTAGCGGCGGGCGGGGAGGCGCAGCCTGTCCACCAGGGACTCGCATTCACCGTCCAGCGCCTGGTAGGGGGCGACGCGCACGACAGGGCAATGCCGCAGACCCCCGGACCAGAGGACGGCGCCGGTCTTGCAGTCGACTTCCTCAGTGGCGGTCAGGTAGCGCCATGGGGCGCCATCGCCGCGCAGCACGACGGCCGCAGTGGGCCATTCGTTCGCCTCCGCGCCTCCCCAATCGCAGGCGATCCTGGAGGCCGGCAACGGCAGGACGGTGGGGCCGTTCGACGGCAGGACGGTGGCGTAGGCGGCCCCGTCGATGAGAGCTTCCCGCCACAGGGCCGTCTGCCGGGATGGCATGCCCGACGCCTCCCACGGTTGCCACAGCCTGGCGGACCCCTGATCGTCCCGGTCGGAGGAGACCCCGTCGGCGACTATCTGCCGGGCCAGCGTGTCCAGCAGCAGCCCCAGGGTAGGGCCGAGCGAGAGCGCCCTCAGGCGTCGCTTCGTGGCGTCGGCTCGATCTGAGTCGATGCCGTACAGGGGGCCGCTGGCTGCGGTCTGCGTGGACGCCCCCGGGGCGATCTCTTCGCGGCGCTGGGCGGCGAGCGCCCTTGCCTCGTCGCGGCGAGCCGCGATGTCATCCCATGGTCCGTTCACCATATCGATCCTCTGCTCCGGCGGCGGCTATTCAGCCATATGTTACGGATCATCCTACCGCCGATCATGCACACGGCCAGATCGATCTTCTTGCGCGACTCCCGGCCGTCCTTCGAGATCGACATGCCGAACCGAGTCGGGTAGCGGACAGCGTGGAGGACGTGGGCGCGCAGCCTGGCATCGCCGTCATGGACGAATGCGTGCTCGAGCACGTCGGTGGTAGTGACCTGCACGGCATGGACGAACGCCTTTTGGTTCGTGGGCGAGGACATGTCCCACTTCACAGAGTGTCCCGGGCTGGCTTTCAGGCGGAGCTGGCGCCCGTAGTCGCGATGCCAGCCGTCCACGACCGAGTCCCAGAACTGCTCCATGCTCTCGTCCTCGACGGCGTGAGATGGGTCTGCCCATAGGGCGACCACGTTATGGTGGTCGTAGAAGTCGCGGACGCGCTTATCGACCGCGTCCCGGTCAACGATCCAGTTATGGGCGCGGGCGTCAGGTGGCCGCTGCCACACGCCGACCACGAACGGGGCGCCGTCGCTGATGCGGACGGCCACGCAGGCGGTCGAGTCATCGGACTTGCCGCCGTCGAAGAACACCGCCACTTCATCGCCGGGCTCCAGGGCGGGCAGTTCCTTATCGAGGCAGGAATCCCAATCCTCGCGGGTCAGCCACGCGTCCTCGGATGCGACCACTTGGTTGTACCACTTCCTGCGCGACTCCGACGGCGGCGTGGACGGGTCCATGATGTCCTGAACGATCCGGTCTGGAGTCAGCCAGGACGCGTCACCGCGGACGGACTCAATCACTACAGGGGCAGCTTCCGCTGTCAGCGGCGCATCCGGGGGCGCCTCCAGCGAGTCGTACATGAGGCCGGCATCCTTGCCGCCGTGCTCTTCCCAGCCTTCACGGACGGACAACCCCACCGATTCGACACCAACGCGAGGTGCGTTGCAGATATGCAGGACTCGGGCCTGCCGTTCCGGCGGGGACTTCGCCGCGTCACCGCGGACGACGCCCATCATTGCCATGCCTGAGTTCGACCGTGTCCAGTTCTGTGTCTCATTGCACACGGTCAGGGTGGCGCGCGCCCCTTCGGCTGCGTCGGGGTTTGACGTGATCGCGGTGATGAAGCCTGCGCTCCCGTCTTTCGGGCGAACCAGGGTCGTTACCACTCGGATGGCGAGGTCCTCGCGGACGTCCGGCGGCGCTAGGGCGCGGATCGCTCCCATCGTGTTCTCTGTCTGCTGCTGGGAAACCGCCAGCAGGCGAATCCAGGGCGACTCCTCGCGACGCCCCCGCACCACACCGTCCTCCCCCACGAATGGGACGGATGGGCCGCAGAGCGCCGCGAGGGCGACAACACCGGCCAGAGGGTCCTTACCCCACCCTTTGCATCGCTGCAGAACCACCGTGGGTGACAGGAACCTCCCGGCCGAGTCCGTCGCGTAATACCAGAGCATGAACCGGAACTGTTCGTCTGTGAACAGGAACGGGCCGCCGCCGGGGCCGGCGAGGTGGGCGGACGCCCAGCAGGACACGTCCCAGCCGATGGTGCGCTCGGGCAGCAGCCAGTTGCCGTCCTTCAGGGCCCACACGGGGCCGTGCGCAACCGCCGGGAACATGCCGTCGCTCCCCGGCAGGGCGGCCGGCCGGGACTTCAGACGCTCCTCGTAATAGGCGCGGATCTCAGCGAGCAGACGCGGATCGTCACCGGTGACCGCCTTTCGTTCACGAGGCCTGGCCACGAGTCAGACCCCACCTGCCGGTCGCTGCGATAGACGCATGCTCAGACCTGGCGGCCTGCGCCCTAGCGTCTGCCTCCTCGTCCGGGAGGTTCAGCTTCGACAGTAGCTGCGCCATCGCCACGCGATGCTGGCGCACCTCCGACAGGAGCGGATGAGCCCGCAGTTGCTTCTGCGACCCGGGCATCACATAGTCGGCGCCCGCGAGCTCCCTCTCGATCTTGTCGAGGATCGTCGCTTCCCGGCAGGCGTCCTCCAGTAAACGGATCTCGTCAGGGCGGAGTTCCCACCCGGTCGTGATGTCGTCCCACATACGGCGGGCCGACTTACTCAGCCGCGGCGGCGGCTTCTGCGGCATCTCAGCCCCTCTCGGTCGTAGCGTGCTCCAATCATACCGCCAGGAACCACCGGCGGCCGCCCCGCAGGATACGCGAGACGGCCGCCGGACCGCAGGTCAGGGCGGGTCAGGCCTTGTGGGCCCCACCCTTCGACTTCCGCAGGTCGACACCACCGGGGGTGACGATACCAGCCCAATCCAGGACGCTGATCCCGTTGACCTTCACGGACTTCAGGATGTTGAAAGCACCGAGGACAAGACCAGCGACGGACAGGACCTGAGTGGTGGCCGCCTCAGCGGTCGCCGGGTAGGCGCCCGCAAGCCAAGTACCGGCCGCGATCACGACAATCGCAGCGAGGGTGATCGCCCGCCGGCGGGAGGCCGTCCAGTACGGCTTGTCCAGGGCCGCCTGGGCCAGGGGCCACACGATCGCAGCGACCGCCGTCAGGGTCGCGGACTGTTCAGTCGTCAGACTCATTCTTCTTCTCCTTGTTCGTTCGTTCCCAAGGGCACCCGTTCTCAACACCCTCGCACAGGCCAACCCAGTAGGCGCCCAGGATGGCAGCGGCGACGGCGATAAGAACGATCACGAGTCGGCGACGGCGTTCCGGCCGTCCCGCTGGGCGTTCAGGTGCTGCTCGATGGCGGCGAGGGACTTCCGAGTCTCCTTGACCGCGTTGTACAGGTCCCCGTCGAACTTGACGCCCGCGATACCGGGGGTGACAGCGTCGGAGATGACCTGCACCTTCGAGTTCAAGGAGCGCAGCTCGTCGCGGATCGCCCCGGAGTACCAGGCCATGTCGCCGGCGTAGTGGTCACCCTCCTTGCCGGCGCGCAGCGAATCGCGGATCTCAGTGAGAAGGTCAATAGCAGCGGACATTTCCAGCTCCTCATCGGTAGATGATGCACCACCGCCGGCATAGTCGCCGAGCGGCTGATCTTTCCACGCCCAGGCCAGGGACGCGAAAGATTGCCCGTACGTTTCGTAGCGGTCGTTCGGGTTACCGCAGTTGTACGTGGATCCAGCCCGGCACAGGGAGTCCCACGAGTAGTCGCCACTCAGGTAGCCGGCCAGGATCCCGAAGCCGACCTCTGACGAGGCCTGCGGGTCCCACCATGCGCGATCCGGGTCGTTGAAAAAGTAGCCGGGGTATGTCACCTGAGTCGGGCCGACGCCGTTCGACGTGGCCCCGGCGCTGATCTGAGCGTAGAAGTCACGGAACTTCGCCTCTGTGACCTCGCCGGCGCCCTGGTAGGCGCCGCCGGCGTCGTGACCGAACACGTTCTCGCCGTTCGACTCCTGCTCCGCAAGACCCAATGCGACCCACCGGGGCAGCCCCACAGCGTCCGCAGCAGCCACAAGGGCGCCCATATTCGCGATCGTCCTACCTGAGTACCCGGACGACGAAGAACGGCCGCCAGAAGGGCTGTCACCGCCCTCAGGCAGGCGCAGGCAGTGCGTCCACCTGCCGCCGCGCGTGTATGCGTGGGTCGCGTAGTCGCCGACTCTGGTCTCATAGCCGGTCTGATCGCCCACGTACCCGTCGATCGTGCCGTCCTCGGCGATCCACGCCTCAGCCAGCCCATCCGGGACAACCATCGCAACGTGGCCGACACCACCGGAAGCACCTTCCGACAGGACCACGTCACCGTCCTGGAAGCCGCCATCCGGGTACAGGGACGCATCCGACCATGGGACCTCGTACCAGCCGCGGGATGTCAGCTCGGAACGGATCGACCCCGTCCATGTCGACTCGGGCAGCAGCCGGCTGTCACCCCAGTCGTACCCCCACGCCTTGTGGAGGCCGTAGTTGATCGCCCCCCGCACCGCGGACGAACAGTCCATGTTCGAGTCGCGCTGCAGCCAGCCGTCCTCGTCGCTGTCGCGGTACGAGAGCAGGCGGTCGGGCTGCGAGTAGCCGACCGAGTAGGCCCCGCCCTGCGGCTTCCCCGGCCCGGCCTGGCACCAGTACTGCATCTGGGACGCAGCAATGGAATTCACGCCCATGCCTCTCCTTCCTGGCGGCCGGTCGGCCGCCTACGACAAGGTTACGGGGTTGGCCGAGTGCCGCCACGCACGCGACCGAAGTGACCGCCGTCACCCCAAACGCTGTCATCCCGAGCATGCCACTCCCTGATTGCTATCTCCCCCGGTCTTTCGTGTGCGGGGGGAGGGGAGTCGGTGCCGGGGGGGGTTTCGCTTTTTTCGGCTTCCGTTTCTTTCAATTCCAAGTTTCGCGTCGCGTCATTTCGGTTCGGGTCTTGCTTTCGTTTGTTTTCGTTTTCGCTTTGTTTTGTTTTTCTTTTTTGTTTGTTTGTGTTGCGCGCGCGCATGGGTGTGGCGGCTGTTCGCGTGTGGCTGTGGCGCGTATGCGTGCCTTGGCTGCGGCGTTCTCGTGTGTGGTCTTGGCTGTGTGGCAGGCGTGCGACAGGGCTTGGAGGTTACTCAGTTCATGGTTGTCGCCGGCGTTGATGTGGTCGACGTCGGTTGCGCGCATGGTGCAGGTTGGGTGGTGCCACCGGCGGGCACCCCTCTGTACCTCCCTACTGGTAGGTGGTGGGGTGATGGCTGGGTCAAGGCCGGCGCATTTGTAGTTTGCTTTTGCGAGAACTTGCTTCCTGAGTTTGTTCCAGTTCGTTGGCAGGCGTTGACGCCGGTCGGACGTGGTCCATGGCATGTGTGCAGTGTACCTGGTGGGGTGTGGGTGGTGGGGTGGTTGGAGGGCGGTGGGGGCTCTGGCTTCGGTGTCGGGCTTCTGGTTGGGGTTGGGTTCTGGGGTTGGGGTGTCTGGTGGGTGGGGGTGTTCGTCTGGTGGGTCCCGGTTTCGGGGTGGTGGATTGCGTCTTGTGGATAACTCTCCTCCGGTTGGGGCTTTGGTCCCAGCCTGTTCCTGTCGCCCCTGTGGACAACCCTGTGGATAACCCTGTGGATAACCTGTGGATAACCTGTGGAAAAGTACTTGTACCTACAAGTGATTCACATGTGCATACAACCTTATCCACATCCCCCTGTGGACGGGCTTGCCGCGTCATATCGACGAAAGGTCGGGTTATCCACATATCCACAGGTATCTACTATCTACTACCTAGATATCTCTTGTTTGGTGTCATAGCCCCGTACGGGGCGCGCGCGCGTGGGAGGCCGGCCGGTTCCTCCGGGTGCACGGAGGCCGCGTAAGCGACGCTACGGGCCTAACACTCCTCCCCCTGCACCGAGTATCAGGTGAGGGGGAGGAGTCCGTCTGCGTGGCTGTCAGAGCCCTTGCGGGGTGGGTTCTGCGAGGACGGCCATGGCGGGTCGGCGGATGAGCTCGGTGTCTCCTGTTGCGCCGTGCCGGTTCTTGGCGACTGACACGGCGAGTCGCGTCCGATCGGGGACGCCGTTGCGGACGGGCAGGAACAGAAGGGTGACGGTATCCGCGTCCTGTTCGATGCTGCCCGACTCGCGGAGGTCGGCGAGCTTCGGGGTGAGGTCGTCTCTCATCTCGGAGGCGCGGGACAGCTGCGACAGGGCGAAGACGGGGACGTCGAGTTCGAGGGCCAGCTCTTTCAGGGCTCTCGACTGGTAGGTGACCATCTCCCTGAGTGAGGAGCCGGGCGCGCCGCGGGACGGGGCGAGGAGCTGCATGTGGTCGATGACGATGGCGCCGAGCTTCTTCTTGTGGTGGAGGGTGCGTGCGAGGGCGGCGACCCGCTCGACGGACATGCCGGCTTTGTCGCTGATGTGGATGGGTAGGGCCGCGATCTGGGCTGCGGCGCGATTGAGGGTGTCAGCGAGCTCGGGGGGTGCGGCTTCTTCCCTGGTCGTGTACTTCAGCGCGGCGCCTGTGGCCTGTGACAGGAGCCTGGGGAGCAGCTCGCGGGCCGGCATTTCCATGGACACGTAGAGGACGTGCCGGTCGTTGCGTGCGGCGCAGGCCGCGAGGTACAGGCCGTAGAGGGTCTTGCCGACTGCCGGGCGGGCGCCGATGACGTGGAGTCCGCCGTCGCGGTGCATGCCCACGATCTCGTTGACGCAGGACCATGGGGTATGGACGCCGGTCGCTTTCTTGGCCGTGTACCACTGGTCGACGAGGGATGGCATGGAGACGGTGTTGCTGTCGGGTGCGGTGCTGCCGATGCGGGACCGCGCCCAGGAGGCTACCTCGGCGGCGGTGGAGTCTCCTTGTAGGAGCTGCTCGGCGCGGGCGAGTACGTCGAGGACGTCCCGCTTGGCGGCGGCTTCTTGGATGAGGCGGGCGTAGTGGTCGGCGTCGGCTGGGTTCACGGACGCGTGCACGCAGTCGAGGATGTCCTCGCCGCTGGCCGGATTCCGGACTTCAGCGAGGACGGAAGCGGGGGTGGGGATTCTGCCCATTGCCCAGTGGTCGCGGATGATTCCCCAGAGGGTGGCGTACCGGGTGTTGACGATCATGTTCGGGGTGGTGGACCAGGTGGTGTCGGTTTGCGCTTCCTCGCCTGCGAGGGCGGAGCCGATGAGGCATTGTTCGATGGTGGCGGTTTCCATTTGAGTGTTCCTTTTCTGGTGGGTTCAATTGTTGGTTGCGTTGTCCCACATGGCGGCGATGTTGGCCATTAGTTCGGCTGTGGTTTCCGCGTTGATGAGTTCAGGGTTGTTGATGCGGGGGGCGCCGAGGAGGTCGTCGGTGTCGGTGGGGTTCTGGGGCTGGTAGTTCTCCCAGTCGTGGTCTTCGAGCCAGCGGCGTGCGGTGCGGATGTATCGGGCTGGCGTTTCTCGGCGGCGGCATTGGTCTGCGTAGGCGCGTGCGCCGGCGGTGATCTCCTGGGCTGTGGCGTGCTGTCGGGCTTTCTGCCAGTCTCTGGGGGTGGCTTTGGTGCCCGGGTAGGCCTTGTTGAATTCGGCTCGTTCTTGGCTCTCCTGCGCCTTCTGCGCCTGTTTCTTGGCTGCGGCCTTGTCATGCTTGGCTCGTGCGCGGGCGATGTCGTCTTCGGTGACCCGGTCGGCGACGGGGGTGAGCGGCTTGTAGGTGCGCGGCTGCCCGGCTGTCCGGTCGTGGCTGACGGCGCCCGCTGCTACGAGGCCGTCGTGGTTGAGGAGGGCGTCGAGGTGGATGGCGTATTCGCTGGTGTCGCCTGGGGTGCGGCGGGGCTCGATGATGCCGAGTTCAGTGAGGTGGTTGAGCGACCGGGTGATCGTGGCGCGCGACTGTCCTGAGCGTTGTTCGATGGCGGCTTTCGAGGGGTAGATGTGCTCGCAGTTCCACCATGTGCAGAGTGCGGTGAGGGTGGCGATGTCTCCGCTGGTGAGGTCGTGTCGTTTCCAGTAGGGGCGGATGTTGATGGCGCCGATGATCTGAGTGTTGTAGCACTCCATGCCTGCCTCCGTACTATGTCGTTCTCTGTGTCTTGTTGGGTTGTTGGTTGGGGCCCGGGGAGCTTCGTGGCTCGACCCGGGCCCCGCGCTGACCTCTGGGGAACACGACACAAAACCATGAGGACAGCTGCTCAACCAACGTGCTGACTGTATCAGGTGCTGTCCGGTTGGTTGCCGCCCCTGGCGCTGGCGGTGTCGGCGGCTGGCGCACCCCGTGGGCCGACCGCCGGCGGGGGGTAGGGGGGTGTTTATTCTCTTGGATAAGGTTTGGGGCTCATTTTGAGCCGCCCCCGTCGGCTCATTTTGAGCCTCCCTCACCCCCCCCTAGATCGTGACCAGCGTCACCGCGGCGGGGGTTGACCGGCGTGTCGACACGCCGTAGATTGGCTCCAACAAGTCAACCGACCCCCACCGAGGAGGAAGCAAATGAACACCACCGCCCCGCTCCCCAGCCGGACGAGCGCCGCTCTGATCGCCTGGGTCGCCACCCTCAACATCGTCTGGGTCCTGGCCTCCACCGCCGCCCTGGTCGCCGGTCACGTCACGATGGTCGCCGTCCTCGGCTTCATCGTCGGCCTGCCGGTCGCCATCAAGGCCACCGGGTCCAGCAACCGCAGGAAGGCCGCCCTCCGGGCCGCAGCGGCCCGAACGGCCTCACCCCGATACCAGGCCCCGTCCGTGCGCTGAACGGGCCTCAGGAAGGAACATCTCATGTACCTGTCAACCGTCGCCCAGAACGACACCGCGACCCTCATCGCAAAGTGGGTCCGCGAGAACACGATCGGCTACGGCGCTGTCGCCACCAAGGTCGGCCAGGCCGGCTGCCCCGACGCCGCGGTCGTAGCCATCGCCAAGAGCGGGGACGCCGTCTGCACTGCGAAGGTCGCCGTCCACCACAACCGGGTCGTGTACGTGTCGAAGTCCAGCGCCCTCGTCTCCTACCCGACCGCCCCCGGGGACTCCGGCCGGATCATCGGAGGCTTCCTCTCCCTTGAGGAGGACTGATGCTCCGTCGCCATGGGAACAATCCGTGGGCAATGTCCCAGGATATCGCCAAGGAAATCAGCCGCCGCGGCTTCCTGGCTGAAGCTAAGCCCGTCATCATAAGGTCCGCAATGAGGGATGTTCAGAAGTTCGCAGTCGTTATTCCGGGGCGCGGCGTAGCGCTCGTCAACAACGACTTGAATATCGCCGTCGCCTCGTCCAATAAGCCCACCCCGCAGGCTCCCGCGTTCAAATACAAGAATGCCGAAGCTGCCGCGGAAAACGTTTTGAGAAACCTGCCACTACCATGAATATCCCCCAGAACACTGCAATAAGGAACCGGTCCGAGGCCGCGAAAGCGGCAGCCGCCAGGTACAGGCGGCGTGTCGAGCGGGCCGAGATGGCCGACTGGAAGCACCCCACTCACACCGACCCGGCCACCGGCCGCACCCAGACAATCAACGTCCGCCACAGCTGAAAGGAACCACCAATGTCACCTCTGTGCCAGAGCCGTCTGCTCCTGCCGCTCCTCGAGGTCATCCGCAACCACCTCGGCGTCGCGGAATACGCCGCTTTCTGCCGCACCACCCACGGATCCCCCTACATCAACGCTCGCACCGAGAGAGGCAATGTGATCGCGTCGGTCGACGATGACGGCCTGTACGCCATCGACGCCGCCGGCAGCAGGTACTCCTGCGACCCCAATGCCAGCCAGGACGCCATCAACGACGCCCGCGAGGAGTGGTCATGATCGGCCGCTACGCCGGCGTCGCAGAC